CTATGTCAAAACTAATATAGAGGGAAAAGGTATTGCCCAACTCGTTCAAGCGTTCTATGCAAGCAATGAGATATTGCAAGACGAAAAAGGTAAGGAAATGGTTGAGGAAGTGGACTATGTTCCTTTCCACTCTATTTGCTCTTGTCTGTTACCAGCACCCAGACCCACATTGATAGCCACATCGTACTGATTAGCCCATGTACGAGGGTCAAACTCTACGAACTCACCACGCATACGCACCAAACGAGGCTTGTCTTGGTACTTACAGAGAAGATGCAAGATACCCTTGAACAGAGACTTAACACCTGTCTCAGCAAAGATTCGAGCAATCAGTTCAATCTTACCTGCGCCAGCTTGTTGCATAGAAGCAACAGCCGCTGCTGTGACATTCTGGAGGATAGATGGGTCTAATCCCTGTGAGGCATCAGATACACCAGTACGCTTAGATTGAACAGTATCCAAGTACTGAAGCATTGGGAAAGATGCTTGTGCGACATTCTGGACTACAAGTTGCGAAACAGCTCCTTGAGACTTAGCACGAATAACACCACCAGCAGTAGATGTAAGCAAGTCGTCAAGGTTTACCTGCCCTTCAACAGCAACCACTCGTGCGTTGTTTGTCAGATATAGGTTATCCAACATTTGACGAGTGATAGTCGTTTTAATTAACTGTAAGTCTGTTGTTCTGTCAGCAAGTGAGTTGCCAAAGAACTTGTGCGGAATTGGAATCGGGCAGATAGAGTGGAATGGCACATAGTCCACTTCTTCAACCATTTCCTTACCATTCTCGTCCTCAAGAATCTCGTTTGAGGCATAGAACGCTTGAACGAGTGAGGCAATACCTTTGCCCTCTATATCAGTTTTGACATAGCACTCAAAGACCTCAATCTCTTGCATGGATGGGTCATCAGTCTGCACTTGGTAAGGCTGCTCACCGGCAGAGAACCTCACGACACGCTCTGGAGTGTAGGCTAAAGCATCGTCCATCTGCAAGCCTTCAACTTGCTTCTTGTTAAAGCCCATAGCAACCAAATCACTACGGGTTAGCATTTGACGATGGGCAACAAACGGGCTGTCGGCAATAGTTCTAGCCTTCTTGCTAATCAAGAACTCCTCTGGTGGGACATTCTCAATCGTTACTTTGCCTGATTTCTTTTTCTTTTGGACTACGACATTGTGCGTAGAACCCATAACAGGCATACCCATCGGGTCAACAACTGGCTGTCCCATTGGGTCAAAGATCGGGAATTCTGTCGTATCTTGCTCAACGATCTCCATGCTCTCATCGCTCATCAGCATGGCTAACTCGTCCTCAGACAAGTTGTAGTAACGCTCTTTAGTAATGTCTTCTTTGTCTTCCCAATAGGCTTTTACGATGCCATTCTTCTGTAAGAGAGCATCTTTAAACCAATCGTGCAGAATGGCTACACCTTCGTTATCTCGGTTAAATACCCAGTTACAGTAGTCGGTAGCTTGTTTGGCAGACGCTTCGTCTTGTGGTCCTTGTGGCTCAAAAACCACGATATTGTCTGAGCCTGTAAAGATACGGACTAGGCTAGGCAATGCGCCATCAATGGCTTCAGCTACCTCACCAGTAACGATCTGGCTCTTTCCCTCAATCTCCGTGCCATATGGCTGACGCAAGTAAGCCTGTAGAGCCTGTTTTCGTTGATCTACAGTCTCGCTCTCGATGTAGCCGATAGAATCGTCAATCTCTGCCTGTAGTATTGACTTCAACTCGTTCTGTGCCATGTTTGTCCTTTGGGGGGCGACCCATTCTGGGCTTTTCCAATTGTAATGCTTTTACCACATTTTCTAACATTTCGAGTCGAGTTTCAAGTTCTTTTACTTTGGGGGCTAAATTAGTCCCTTGGCGTTCTACATACATTACACAATCCATTTCGGTGCTTGGTTAATAGGCTTAGACCATGTGCTGTGACCTTCATCAAGTCCAAGGGCTAAGTAGCGAAAACTGTCACTTCCATGACTTGACCAATCGTGAAGTGGTCTTTCATAGAAAATCTTACGCTTCTCATCGTAATCTCTGCGGTAGTTTCTCAGGCAATTGAGTCCAGTTTGCACCTTTGGCACATTGAACCAACACCTTGGCAAGATACGCCTTACCGCTTGAATACCATCGTCTAGGCTCATTCTGGGTGCTATCTTGACCTGTAGTCCAGCTTCCTCAAGCATCTCAAGTCGGCTTTTCCCTGTGCCAAGTTCCCTAACTCGTACATCGTGAGGCAATATGTGATCTGCCTTTGTGTAGTCGTTATCCTTAATCCACTTGACATAGTGGTCTAGTCCTACGCCATGATTCTCGTAGTAGTCAATCAATCTGATCTCTGTACCTACTAATTGAGCAACCCAGATAGATGTTGAGTCACCCATACCCAAGTCCCATGCGGTAAAGGTACGGCTGAGTTCCTCCCAAGGAATCTCCTGCATATGCTTCTTGTCTTCTAGCTCGTTTAGGATTTGTCCATAGTAAGAACCTTCTACGGCAGCGTCAAAGCTACACTCAAACTCTTGGCGGTATTTATCCTCGCCCATCTCATTCTTAGCTTGCTTCAGTTCTACCTCGTCAACTACCCCTGTCTCAGAGGCTTTAAACTCAAGCAGACCCCATCCTTCTTCTTTCTCTGCCCTGTCTCGCAACTCTTTGAAGTGGTTGTGTCCTTTGGGTGTACCAATGAATAGACACCAGCCTTTTCTGTCTGTCAGAGCAGGTCTAACAATGTCTGTCCATATCTTAGGATTCTGGTCACCCACCTCATCAATGATTACCCCATCAAAGAATTGACCTCGCAGGGAATCAGGATTGTCTGAGCCGTAAAGTTGAATACGCCTACCCCAGAAGTCAACTCGTAACTCTGAGATGTTGTTAGTACCGCCTAGCGGAGTAGTGTATTTAACGAGATAGTCCCAAGCTACACGCTTTGCTTGTCCATAGGTAGGCGCAATGTAAGCGTATCTGGGTGTTTCTTTCTCGTTTAGCACCGCCTCACGGATTAAGTGGTTAAGCGCAGCTACAGTCTTACCGAATCTACGATGTGCCACTACTACTGCAAAGCGTTTGCCATCCAGTAACTCGTGAACCTTTAGTTGGTGTTCCCTTGGCTTATAGGGAATTTCGATTACTTCGCCCATGTAACTTTCATTTCAATAGGCTTGTTGGAGTCACCAGTTAACTCAGTCCTAGCCAATTTAGGAATGTGATACTCAACAACGCTTTGAAACATCTCAAAGGCTTTTGCAGGGTTTGGTTTAATCTCATTTGTTGGGTCACCATAAGCAACAGCATCAAGCCACTCAGTAAGCCTGTGTGCGTTTTGGTCAACAAACAATGCTATGGCTTGTCTTGCCTCTTGCGTAGCCTTGTTGGGTGTTCCAACGCTTCTACCGCCTGTTTTAACTCCATTAGCCATATGCAACCTCTCTAAATAAATCTACTTTAGACTGGTCAATCAATGATGGGTTAACTTTGTTGTAGGAAAGCAACAATCTAGCAGCGCAAGCACGAGAGCCTATACGCTCAATTAGTTTCTCGTAATCTTGTTTAACAATGCGTTTCTTGGTAGCTGTGCATCCATTGCCACCTTTGCATTTGTTTAGACTTGGCTGATGCAATGAGATGAATTCCACCTCTTTTGCATACGCAAGTTTTTCTGATGCGAATGTTTCAAGTATTTCTCCAGACAATTTAAAGTTCTTCTTTTGAACTTCAAATCTGCGCCCAGAGCCTTTGCCTATGTAAACAATTGAACCTTGTTCGTTCTTGATTGCATAAACATAGAATTTGTTTATTGGTCTTCCGACTTGTGCCATTTTGTTTGACTCCTCTAGGGTTGGTCAAGGTTAAGTAATACTTTATTCTAACAGACTTAGAATTTCTTTTTTCTTTTCTACTGGTAATGCTTCAAATTGGTCTGCCAATAATCCATTGCGTTCAAGAATCGTAAGGCTTTTTTCTTCACTTGGAAATAGCACAAAGTTTCTAGTTCCTTTGCCTTCTGGT